TCCTACCAATGCCCAGTGTACATCTATTGTATGGATACTATCACCGAACTTCGGCTCATCAGTATCGAACATAGAACGGTAACGGGCGTTGCCTGACGTATCAAACGATACTTTACGCTGAATACTTGTTCCACCATCAATACTCATATTTTTCTCTTGGAACAGCGATGTCCAGAAATACTCGTTGTGATCAAGAGCATATTCGAGTTCTTGCTTGGGCAGATCAGCCAGGGTGGTCGCCAGTAAGTCAGCAATATCTTCTGGTCTATATCCCATAGTTTTTAACTCCTAAATACTTTTTGGAGGCCAGCTTTGGCGTTCTGGTGTATCTGTTCCTTTGTCTTGGGACCAGTGGGTGTCACTTTTTTGGAATCAGATGGTTCAAAAGACACACCTTTAGAACGCTTGACGGCCTCTTTTTTGATTTTATTCCTTATAGTTTGCTCACGCACATCTTCCGTGACAAGCAGATGAGCACGTTCAAATGCCTCATCCAGAGGCATATCCATTCCTTGTTGTTTAGCACCAGTAAGGATAAGGTTCGCCTGTTCTACAACAGCCCAACGCTTCTTAATCTGGCCTTGGGTCAAAGCATCCCAGTCCTTTGAATCTTTGGGAACTTCACCATACACATCCTTGTATTCAACAACATCAGGACGAGCAAAGAATACATCTATCTGTTGGGCAATGGCCGCATCCTCTTGTGCTTGTGCCTGACTAACCTTGTCGTCACCCTGTGTAGTAGAAGTCTTTAGAGTGGTGACTTCATTAGCCAATGCCTGATTTTGCTCTACAACCTGTTTAAGAACCCCAACGATGGGATCGTTCTCATACTCTTTTTCCAGAGCGGTAAAGTCAATAGTGTTCGGCTTTGGCTCTGGTTTAGGTTGGGGTTTTGGCTCAGGTTCCACAGGTTTTTCTGCCTTGGCTTTACCAAGTTCGGAAAACTTCTTGCTCAAATTATTGGTACTCTCCAACGCTTTGGCACAGGTCTTTTTGGCAAGTTCGGGATTGACCTTTTCCAATTCCTTAATCTCATCCTCTGACCAACCGAGGTGTTTGGCTGCCCGAATCTCAGCCGAGGTCAATTTTGGTTTGTCACCTGCCTTACCCGGTTCCGGTTCTGGTTCGTCACCTGTCGGTTCTGGTTCTGGCCCAGGTTCCGGCTCAGGTTCTTTCTTAGGGTCTTTCTGAGGGTCGGGTTCTGGCTCACCATCCGAGGTAGGTTTAGGTTCTGGTTCCGGTTCGGGTTCGGGGTTAGGTTCGCCACCAAACACTTTATCGAGATTCTCTCTCGATGTTTTCAATAGATTTTCTTCAGCTTCTTTCTGTTTTTCTAACTGTTGTTCAAGTTCGTTTTTGTCTTCTTCAGCCATTATGTTTTTCCTTTTATCTTAGTCGGCTTGGCAACGAGCCAAGGGTCGGTAATTTATCAGGATATTCTCATGCCTCTTTTTCTATTACGCTGTGGTTTTTTTTCAAAGCCACAACGATTAGCATACTTTTCCTGTTGTCGTACCGATGTGAACACTGGTCGGCCATCGGGTTTAACCTCTACACTGGGAAACAACTTCCGGTGTTCTGGTATTAGGTCAGGATGAATAGCCAAACTGTCACTCACATGATAGTAGTCACCATCAGCTATACCGATGTTATGCAAATCCCAACGCATATCTAAGCCACATTTGGAACAAACATGTACACCTTTTGTGTTGGTATCCTGTACCACATTACCACAACTATCACAAACAAAATTATGAATCGCCATTATAACTCCGCATTACGGCCCAAGGACATCCAGTAATAGGACCGATATTCTGTTCTGTAACTTCTCTAAGGTCTATTGCATTATGAATAACAAGTAATTCTCCATTGTCACCTATTTCCATATCAGGTTCACATGCACACTCAGGTGTCATTTTGTGGTCTATCCAATCGTTTAGAGGAACTACGTTAATCACGCTAACATTCCCTCATTCTCTAAATACTCAGAGGCTTTAAGAAGTAATTTTTTATCATCATTAAAATTTCCAAGTCCAGCATTACAATGATTGCATAATAAACCACGTACTTCTCCTGTTTTGTGATTATGGTCAACGGCTAATTTATATTTTAATTCAGATTGATGTTTTCCACAGATTAAACAACATCCATTTTGTTTTACAAATAAAGAATTATAGTCTTCCAAAGTAATATTATATTTATTTTTTAGGTGATATTTACGCATAGTTATTTTATCTTTTGGTGTTATTCCACGTCTTAATTGTTCTTTTTTACAACAATCTTTGCAAGTTGGGCGTAGGCCGTTTTTACAGCGTTTATGTTTATAGAACCATTTTTCTAATGGTTCTGCGTATACCTTACCACACTTTTTACAAATTTTAGTCACTATTATTCTAATGCCCCTTGATTCACACTCTGTGCTAATGCTGCACTTTGCTGACTATTAGCATTAAAATCTTGTTGAGAAGTTGGTGTAGGGCGGGCCATAGGGTTGCCTTTATTCTGTACTGCCCCCCCAATAGAGTTTCCAGTATCGGCCTTTCCTGAATTTTGTGGACCTAACATAAGCATAATTTCCATTTTCTGCTGAAACTCAGGGTCGTCAAACATATCCTCTACAATATCCTGTATCCCCATTTCAAAGGCTATTTGAGTCAAATACCGTTGTACATTAAACGGCTGACCCATTTGCATCAATACCATAGCTGTTTGTGCAGCCCCAGGAACTATATTAGTACAGAACTCTACTATCTTCTTAGACCGCACCATCGGGTCCATCTTGGTCATTGACCGGGCCACTATCTTAAATGTATAATCAAGGAAATCACCCATACGTTGTTCTGGGGTGAGTGATAATTGGACCTCCCTACCCCCAGTTTCGCGTTTGGTGAGTGGGAGATTTATGAAGGGGTCGGTATGAAGATACCATGCTATTCTACGTTGAACCTCTGCTGTCTGATCATAAACCATGTCACGCATGTCTTCTATACCAATCGAGGCATTGCCCTGTAACGCCTGAGTAGCAGTAGCTGTTGCGTTCTTCCCACCCGGAACACTTTGACCGGATATGAGTTCGGGGTTTCCGGCCATCATATTGTATATAGTATATAATTCCTGTAAAAAACGTTCGTTCTTTTCGTTCTGACCACCAAGCGATACTGTGTTGATGCCTTTAGGGTCCATTGTTGGTATAGCGTCACCAGATATAGCTTCTTGTATCATATCAACGGTATCAACTTGAGACGGACTATAAAGGGTTATATCCTTCTGATTCTCAAATTGATTGATCATTTTAATAAACACACGGTTAGCTATCTTAGTCAGTTCATACCACACACTCACAGGGGGCACTGGGAACGGACTTTCATCAACCGGAGGTGAGAACGATAAGAACGTGTATGGCCCTTCTTTAGGGCCATCATATTCTTCGGTTTTTAAGAACTTATTGCTTTTCTTTTGAATGGGGTCGCCCATAAATACAACAGATTCTATTTCCGGCACATACATCTGAACAACATCGACCTCATCTTGCAATTTAACCATCGCTGACTTTGCCTTGGTCGTTATGGTCATGCCGGATGGAACCTGTGCCATATTGGTAGGGGATGAAGGTAGGTTTCTTACAACATCATGGTCGAACCCATCAGTATCCAGCAACACTTGTCTGGGAACTGTCACCCTATCCCACAAACTTTTAGCCCTGTTGATATGAGTACAGGTGGGGTCAAACCCAAAATTACTAAGGCTTACGTTTCTGGCATAAACCTGCCCATTATCAACCATGATGTCATCAAAGTTGAGTAATTCACCAGTGGCCTTTATGCCAGTTCGCATAATGCCCCAACCAAACAAGGCATTTGTCACCCACGCCCTCAACTCATCTTTTAATTTTATTTGCCTGGACGTAGCATCAAGACCAAGACCGAGGAGTTCGGCATAGAACTTATAAGGTTGGAACGGGGTTTGGACTTTAGTGATGGGATTCTGCATCACAAGATTGGGTACGAAAGCACGAACAGTATTGAACACAAGGTTAATGGGTTCGGTACATTCGCCTTTAAGTTCCTGATAATAAACGGGCACATACGACTTGAACATCGCAGTAGTGACTTTTCTAAACCGTTCAACCCGTTGGAATCCGAGTATTACTATTTCCTGTAACTGTTCCGGCGTCACTTGGTCTTTCATTACATCGCCCCACTAAAATCAAATCTACGTGACTTCATCTTCAATCTACGCTGTTGTTTTCTATTCTTAATATGTGACATAAACCTATATCCTGCTGAATTGACAGGAGGTTTTTTGTTTTCAACTCTTGCTTTTGGTATCTCTTTATCGTCCAGGGTCAAAGCATCAGCGATTACCCTATCACCATGCGTCTTCTTAGCCGAAGCACTCTCCTGCATGAGATATGCTGGGCCTATCCCGCCACTGGCATAATGAACATAGGTGAGGGCTTCTTCGAGGGCTATCTGTGAACGATTTACATATTCACCATAAGTAATGGCCTTGTCATAGGCTGATAGCAATTCATATTTAGATTGCCTGCTCATCTGATAACCATACTGTTGTGACTTTTTATCCGACACTTTGCCTACAGATTCATTTCTATAAAAGTATGGATAGCAACATTGCTTAACCAGTATCCTGCCCAAGTCCCATCCCGGTCCGTTGTTTTCCCACTTCAAGAATGGAAGCCTAAATGGTTTGGCCCCACCAAACCACATAGCTACAGCGATAATAATCTGAGCGAAATCATAGGGTGGATAATTGGCATCGGCCCACTCGCCTACTTTTTCATTGGTCTCTTTACATTTTATAGATATAACCGAATTAGATGCCCCCTGCCCTTTGCCAGTATCAATACCAAAGATGTAACTCTTGGTCTGGTCAGGTCGGCCATTTATCAGTTCACACCATATACTAAGTGGCCCCATCGCTGTCTCTCTGGCCATGAGCATACTGGTTTCTTTAACTTTGATAGCGTGACGTAAATCATCATAACCAAGATGCTTCTTCCATTTGATGTCCCACTTGGTCAGAGGAGGTCGAGCATACATAGCTGTATGATTCTCTATATTCTGTGGTATAAAGAACGATAAACCAGGTTCTGTATCTTCACGCAAGACTTCGGTAGCCATATATTTGGGGCCGCGT